TAACTACGACAGGACAGATGATGGGTGATCCCACCTCTTTCCCGGTTATGCCTGTCCTTTCTGCGTATTGTTTACAAAGGGCAGTAAAGGCAGTTCCGTTTGGCGACGATGTTCCTCCCAGGTACCGTAGGGTGCCTGGGGGGCGTATTGGGCACGACGAACCCGCACTAATGTGTGGTGACGACGTCCTAATACCTGGAATGACTCCCAAGAGGAGGAGGTATTATGACATGGAATTTTCTTCCATGGGAGGGGTTTTGTCCTTCCTTAAATCATTCTACCATCCTAACCGTGGTTTGTTTACGGAAGTTCCGTACATCCACGGTGTGCCACAGCCCATAGAGAGTTTATCTATATGGACGGCACCTCCTGGAGGGTCAAAAGGAGAACTGTGTTGGTCTTCTCAGATGCAATCATCAGAGGACCACACGTCCCAACTGGGATCCAGCTGGGGCAAGCACGTTCTCGCTCGTAGGAGTCCTTTCTACTATCAGTGGAAATTCTTGTTAGAACAAGGTTTCCCTGTAGGGGCTCCTGTGGAGTATGGAGGCCTTTCAGCCCCTTTCTCCATCGTCCCCGGTACCATGACCAACAGGTGGCTTGATTATATGAATCAACTCACCTTAGGCCAATTGTGCCGAGGAGTACATTTATCAGTTAATGTACCATCTATGGACGACCAACCTGACCTTTTTAAGCTCAGGGTGGACCGCTTCTTTAAAGAAGTAGATGATTCACTATCTGGTACCTCTAGTGTCAGGGTAGTCTCCAAAAGGGGAAAACCCGGACCCGTTACCGCGACCGTGTTAGGTCGACCCGTAATACTTGATTTCCTCTCCACGAGAGACAGTGGTAGTTTTCTATCACGTGTCCCATGGGGGGGCATCCAGTATGGGTTTTGGTTTCGAAGAGGAGGTAGGGGTGCGCCTACTCCTTCCCTTAAGGGGACACTTAAACGGTTCTCCAACCGAGTAAGTGGGAGTCACGACACTGCTCATAGAGCGAGTGCCGTGTTCCAGGAATTGGCAGCCAAGACTACCTGGTGTGTTGCTCCTGTGTCAAGGTATAACGACAAGTCCGTTTACGGACTTGGTCCACCTTCCCAGGAACCCACCACGCACCCGGGTGACCCGGGTGCAAAACCGTGGTTCACGAACATATCTTGGTCGTGATCCTCCCACTGCGTTCATACACAGTGGATCCCCTAGGTTAACCTAGGTCCTATAAAG